GGTTTTCTATAGTTTAGACTTAACAGCCTTTACTGATAGATTCCCTATACGAGTTAATAAAGATTTATTAGAAGCGAGAATCGGACCCGAAAGGGCCGAAGCTTGGTTTCAAATAATGACCCAAAGCTTTTCTGTTCAGGATAGTGTTATACGCTATTCTGTTGGAAACCCTATGGGTGCATATTCTTCCTGGAACTCGACAACTCTTTCACACCATTTTGTGGTATGGAAGGCTTGTCAAAACAAGGGTGTTAATTGGAAGACTTTACCTTATGCTATGTTAGGTGATGACTTAGTGATAGGTCATCGCTTAGTAGCACTAGAGTATTGTCGTCTAATTAGAACCCTTGGAGTTAACTGGTCTAAAGAGAAAACTCATGTCAGTCCGCACTTTTATGAATTCGCTAAGCGACTTCATTGGTGTGGATTTGATATAAGTCCTTTTCCTATAGCAGGCCTTTGGTCTGAACGTAACCGAATTGTCGGTCAAATTCAGGTCTTTGACAATGCTATTTCGAAAGGGTGGTTTTCCATTCCTGAGTTAATAGAGAACTGTGATGAATACTTTAGATTTTTATCATTACCTCGCCGTCTTAGGACGAAGTTGTGTGATACAATGTCTAAAGCATGGACTATCATGTCCGTCCTTCAGAAGAGATCATCTGCACTGGAATTACTTCCTTTTGTGGAAAAGATTTCCTCTCAAGTGGCTTCACGTCTTGATGAAACTAAAATATATAATATTTTAGTTAATTCAATCATGTTGACATTTGTGGACTCATCTGAGAATTTATTAAATCATAAGAAGCACAAGGATACTCTCGGGCAGATTGCCGTTGATATAACTGTGTTTCTTACTGGTTTAATAGATTCTGATACAGTTTCTCTATTAGATACTATCAGTCTTCCTGAGTCTCTTCCTCATACTCACGTATGGGGGATTGTCTCAGAAGATTATTTACGAGCTCAGAGGGAAGCATATATAATTGATACAGTCAGACAGGGAAACTGGG